AAATTTGGAAAGTAAATGGGGGTATTCCTAAGTTTCTCCTTGACTAAATAGTTATTTTAGTATATACATGGGAGTAATGATGAAGGGATTTAAAGATTTCATAGACGAACCTGTAGATTTACAGGAACAAAGACTAAAAGCAGAGGACTACGAAGCAGCCATAGTTATTGGTTGGCATAAGAATAATGGCAAGAAACTTGACCTTGCGTCTTCAGGTATTAGTGCTGATGTCTATAAAATGTTGCAAAAGAATAAGGCAGCGTTAAAGTCAGGTGAACTTATCGCTAAAGCAATAGCAAAAAAATTTGGTAACAAGAGTGCTAAGGCAGAACAATATGGTCGTGCCAAATCAAAACTAACTCCATTCTGGAAGTTATATGGTGCAACAGACACCACTCCTAAAACAGATATACTCATAGGTAATAAAAGACTATCTTTAAAGATAGGTATGGCACAATTAATGTCAGGTGGTAAGGCAGAAAGTACAGCAACATTTTATGCTGCATTAAAATCAACACCTGCATTGAAAAAATCACAACAGTTTAAAAAGACAAATGCTGTGTTTAATAAGTTTGTGACTAGCACAGTAGCACCTGGACAGTTAAGACCTATAATAAAAAAGGGTGATAACCCTGTGGTTAATAAAGCAGAAAAAGCTCATAAAGAATGTATGGCAGAATTAGGTAGTTTATTTGAAAAGTCAGAAAAATTTAAAATTGCTTTTGCCAGAGAAGCAATGTCTGGTTATGAAAAGTATGGTCGTGCAAGTAATAGTGCTGCTGAATTTATGGTTGTTGCTAATCACGCAGGTACCAAAGTTAAAATAGAAAGTGTAAATGACGATGGATATTGTCAAAAAATTGCAGACGCTATGAAATTACAAGCAAGATTTAAAACAAGTTCAAGAAAAGTAGGTGGTGAGAAAACAGGTGAATATAATTTTTGGTCAGTAGTATCATTAATCGTAGATAGTATGGCAGGTGAAAAAGAAGATTATTCTGGTGAGTGGTATGGTAATCTAGATGAAGGTATTATTGATGTAATTAAAACAAAAGTAAAATCTGTATTTACAAAAGTTGTAGATAAAGCAAAAAGTTTCATACAGGCAGGTGTAGATAAAATGCTTAAATTTTTAGGTATGATACCTGATGTATCAGTAAAGAGGTTTATAAAATTCTAATGGAACTATTAAACGAAGATAAAAATACACATTTAGAACATCTTGAAGATGATATTATTAATAATGGTTTTGAAGGTGGTAAAAATGCTATTGCTTTTTTAGAAGCATTAAATGAAATGTTATCTGGTCATAGTTCTAGTAAAGTCAATGTAAGTGTTAAGTGGGATGGTGCCCCAGCAATTGTTGCAGGTCCTAGTCCTGAAAATGGTAAATTTTTTGTAGGCACAAAATCTGTGTTTAATAAAAATCCAAAAGTAAATTATAACATTGCAGATATAAGAAAAAATCATGAGGGACCTGTTGCTAATATTTTAAGAGAGTGTTTACAATATCTTTCTCGTTTAGGTATGAAAGAAATACTACAAGGTGATTTGATGTTTATACAATCAGGTAAAAAGAAAACAACATATAAAGACCCATCAGGTAAACAAGAGCAAATGATTTCTTTTCAACCTAATACAATAGTTTATATGGTACCAGAGAATACACCTTTTGGTAAAAAAATAGATCGTAGTAAATTAGGTATTGTTTTTCATACAACATATAAAGGTTCAAGTTTTGATAAACTATCAGCCAAGTTTGGTGCAAACGTTTCTAAATTAAGAAGAACACCTAATGTATGGTTTGATGACGCTAGATATAAAGATGTATCAGGTAATGCGTTAATGACAATAGGTGAAAGTCAACAATTACAAAAAACAATAAACATGGCGTCTGGTTCTTTGAAAAAGTCTAAAGAAATGTTAAACAAAATTAAAACAGAAAAGAATACTTTATCAGTAGGTGTGCAATTAAAAACTTATCTTAATTCTTTTATACGTGCTGGAACAGATTTGCCAAGCACAGCTAAAACTGCTGAGGCATTTAAACAACATTATAAAACAAGAACACAAAAAGAAATAGATAGTGTTAAGACTGATAAGGCAAAAGAAAAATATCAGACTATTCAAAATACTGGTCTTAAATTTATTGATGGTCATAATGAAAGTATTTATTTTGCTTGTGCAACATATAAAACATTACAGACAGCAAAAGGTATTATCATTGCAAAAATGAATAAGGCAAAAAGTATTGGTACATTTAAAACAACACCTAAAGGTATGGTTGCAACAAATCCAGAAGGTTACGTTGCAGTAGATAAAAAAGGTAAAGCAGTAAAACTTGTAGATAGATTAGAGTTTTCTATACAAAACTTTACGGCAGCAAAGAATTGGGAAAAAGGTTAATGTTAACATTTAAACAATTTTGTGAAGATGTAAGAAAAATGCCAGGTGGTGGTTATGGTGTTTATGCAGATAAATTTAAAAACAAAAAAAGAGTTTTGACACCAGGTGGTAAACATGCGAAAGAATTAAAGAAAGTTTATAAGAATGAAAAAGACGCTAACGATTACATGGCAGCTATCATGATTGCGAAAGGTGGTGGTTAATGTGGTCTTTTAAAGAATTTACAGAAAGTAAAAAGTGTCCACCAGGATTTAAGTATGATGAAAAACTTAAAGTGTGTGTGCCCAAATTTAGAAAGTATGCATACTATGGTAGAATAGGACCAGGGCCAAAACAAGAGCCGCAGAATACAAGTGGTAATGATAATGCAAATGGAAACGGCAACGGTAATGGTAATGGTGCTAATGGAAATGGTGGCAACGGTGCAAACGGTGGTAATGGGGGTAACGGTAGTTAATGGAAAGATTTATTATACAAGAAGGTTTATATGACCCAGGTATCTTTAAGGCATTTTTTCTTGCAGGAGGTCCAGGTTCAGGTAAGTCATATGTAACAAGTAGAATAACACCTGGTCTAGGATTAAAAAATGTTAATTCAGATACCGCTTTTGAAAATGCATTAAAGAAAGCAGGTTTATCTTTAGATATGCCAGCAAGTCAAGAAAAAGAAAGAGACGAAATAAGAGCAAGGTCTAAAAGTTTAACAGCAAAAAGATTAGACTTATATATTATGGGTAGACTAGGTTTGGTTATTGATAGCACAGCCAGAGATGTAAATAAAATAGAAACAGGTTTAAGTGCATTAAAAAGATTAGGTTATGATTGTTATATGATATTTGTAAATACAAGTTTAGATGTTGCATTGGCTAGAAATGCTACTAGAGATAGAACAGTACCAGCAGATATTGTGAAAAAAAGTCATAAACAGATACAACAAAATATGGGTAGATTACAAAGAATGTTTGGTATGAAAAATTTTATTGTTATTGATAATAATAAAGCAAATGAAAATGTGCTAGACAAATCTTATAAGATGGTTCGTAAAATAGTAAAAAGACCTATAGGTAATCATGTTGCAAAAATGTGGTTAAGAAAAGAATTAGAAAAAAGACAAGTAAGAGAAGATATCAACATACCAATCAAAGTTGGTGATGTTGTAAAAGGTGGTAAGTTTAAAAACAAGTCTATCAAAGTAAAAAAGATAGGTAAGAATGAAAAAGGTGATATTACAATAAATGATAAACCATTATTAAAAGTAAGGATACCAAATGAAAACAATTAGTGAATTACTAAAAAAGAATACAGGTAGAGCAAAACCTGTGGTATTTGCATTTGGTAGATTGAACCCACCTACAATTGGACACCAAAAACTTATAGAAAGAGTTATTACTATAGCAAAAAGGGTTAAAGGCCTACCTGTGCTATATGTAAGTGCAAGTCAGGATAAAAGAAAAAATCCATTGACAGTAAAACAAAAAGTGGAATACTTGAAAAAAGTATATCCACGAGGCATAAAGATATTACCAGCAATTGGAAGTGAACGTACATTTATGGAAATATTGAAAAATAGATTTGATAAAAAATTTACTGATGTTTATATGATTGCAGGAAGTGATAGAGTTGCTGAATTTAAAAGGCTAATTAAACAATATAACGGTAAGGACTATAATTTTGATACAACGGAAGTCGTAAGTGCGGGTGAAAGAGACCCAGACGCTACTGGCGCTACAGGAATGAGTGCTAGTAAGATGAGAGATTTTGCAATGAACAATGACTACACCAGTTTCAAACAAGGACTTATAAAAGGCACCAAGGAGAAGGACGCTATGAAATTATTTAAAGACTTAAAAAAAGGTATGGGAGTGAACGAGGCGATGGCACCAGAAGATGATGAATTAAGAATGATAAGAGAAAACTATCATAACAACGATATATTTAATATGGGTGACATGGTAGAAAATAATAATAATGGAAATGTTGGTAAGATTATTAAACGTGGACCAAATTATGTACAATATGAAATGGAAGATGGTGGTGTAGAAAAAGCATGGTTAAATGAAATCACACCAGCAAACAATATTGACAGCGAGTTACAAGTTGAAGATGTTGATAAAAAGAAATTAGTATTACAAAAGAATGCTAAAGAATTAAAATCTTTTAAATCTTTTGAAGAAGAAATCAATTCAGCTAAAGACGCACAGAAAAAAGACGTTGAAGATGAACAAGATGAAACTGAAAAAAATGATAAACAAGATAAGAAAAGAAAGTTACCTATTGTAACACCAGGTCAACCAAAGCTTGCAAATGTAGATACTTGGTCACAAGGACCAGACAATGCGGCACAAATACATACACAAAGAACATTTAATATTACAACACCAGGACAAGTGAGAGATTATGCAAAATTAGTTACTACTAGAAAGTTTCAAAAGTTTGAAGAAGTAGATATTGAAGAAGGTATCAAGCCATATGTTTCTATGTTGAAAAAAGATGTTCGTGGTCGTAGAGTAATGCATTATCGAGTTT